CTAACTCCCTCAACCTGCGCTGTCGCTACAATAGCTAACAACAACGCTATGAGTTTCATCGGTCCAATGCCCGATCTAGTTTATCTTCAATTCGCTGCAAGCGATTCTTAATTGCGTCAAGTTCTGACTGCATCACTTGCACTTGCATGGTGACGTGGTACTTGCTCTGCTCAAGTTCTTGCAAACTATTCTTTACTGCTCTGTAGTCCATACCAACTACGCTAACCGCAATACCAATCACCGCTTTAATTCCAAGGTCTAACCAATACCGAATCTCAGTGATATCGCCTGTCATACAATCTCTAGCGTCGTCTCTTTCACATCTTTCAACGCTGTCAAAAACGCTGCCATAGCTGACCGGCTAGACAAGATTGCAACTTGTGTACCTAACGTGCCAAACATTAGCCCTAACAGAATACATCCTCTCGTATCATTTCGGGTGTTGCCAGCATGAAAAAGGATGTCGCTACGGTTAGGAACATCCATCACCTTGAAGCACCGCCCAAAGTGAGGCGAGTTATGCGCTCGTACCACATACGGCCCCTTTGGAATGCAGCTAATTCCCTGCGTATTATTTTTCCACGCATCCTCTAACGTCACCCACATAGGACGATCATCTAGGCACAATACGCCAAAGGTTGAATCATCAAACTCGGTGGTGCGAATTAGTTTTAACATGATTACTTTGGAGGTTCAGGAAAAACCCAAAGTTTCGGATTAGATCCCTGCTGAGGAAGATCACGCAACTCCTGACGATAAACAGCCCAATCCCATTTGTTGGCAAGGTCTACATCAGGTAATTGAGTGTAATCACTGTTTTGCAATTCGTGTTTGCGCCATTGTTTTATCCAAGCAATTATTTCTGCTTCATTTACTGTTTCAGGCGCAAGCCATTCCGGTAATGTTGTTTGCCAATTCATTAGACACTCTCATAATTAAAGTTTAATCGAATATAAGTTCCCGTCCCGGCGGTCCAGTTAGTATTTACCAACGCATTTTTTGAAATTACAAAATTGGTCGCTGATGAAAAATATCCAAAACCAATCGTCGTAGCAGTAGCGTCCAGACATGCGCCAGGTAGAAAAAACATATTGGTGGCTGAAATACTCGATGATGCGTTGACCGGAGGTGTTAGGTTTAAGCGAGGATTACCGCCAGTGCCTAAATTTATTTGCACGCTCATCTCCAAAAAAACGGTTTTGTTTATTTTTCTGAAACGAGTATTAGACGTTGTAATGCTTGAAACAACGTTAGGTGCTTCACCGGTCAAATTAGTTGTAGTGATGGTATAATCCAACCAACCACTTGGATCATTAGTAATTCTAAAATTAGTGCCGTCATAAATCAATTCTAACAAAGCCCCGGCTACCCAACTTCCTATTGTTGGTGAACTGTTAAGTCCATCCGCACTAACGATTTGTTTTGCGCCAATAGAATTTATGTTTAAACTATGTGCAGTAGCTGCAGCGCCAGTTGATCCCAATCCACTACCCACCAGCATTCTAAATTTTTGACCAGCTTTGTATGCGGTAATGGCTGGCGTTGCTGATGCAGTTTGTGCTGTAGCTGTTCCTGCAGTTGTACCAAGCCACACATAATCGCCATCTTGCACTTGTGCCGCTTGCGCTGCATCAGTTCTTGCTGTAGCTGCAGCTACTGCAGTTAATCTAAAACTACCAATATTAAGATTGCCTGTAGCAGCGTTTGATCCATCCTTGTTTAGGCACTGATTAATGCCAGTAGCAAAATCGTTATCCTGCGTGTCATGTCGCCCTGCTTCAATACCTACGCCAGCGGCAGCGTCACCTGCCCAACCACCCGTAGAGTTATTGCCTTTCGTGTACGTTCCACCTGACCAAGCCATGATTATCTCCTAACTAAATTGCTTCTCTTTGTTCAAAACTGCATCAACGTATTTCCGAGTTTCCTGCGGTAACTTGCGCGGAAAACTGTTGCCATACTTCTTAATGTTGCTCCACGTAGCTGGCACACCCTTAGTTTTAAGAGTGTTTAATGCGCGCGCCATATTACCCTCGCCCCAGTTATAGGCTGCCAACGCTAGTTCCATATTGTTGTACCGTTTGTGCAAAGTGTTTATTAGCCGCATTCCACCTTGCACGTTCTCTAGCGGATTAGTGGCATCTACACCAAGCCCCTTTGCAGTCTTAGGCATAAGCTGCATGAGGCCATAAGCGCCGGCTTTGCTCTTAGCATTTACCTTGCCTTCGCTTTCTTGCTTAATTACTGCCTTAATTAGTGATGGTCTAAGCCCATGAGGATTGTTTTCAATAGCAGATACGATTTCAGGTGCCAACGGACCTCCTGCGAAACCTCCACCCTTGGCTTCGCCACCTTCCTTAACTGGCATTTTTTTTGCCGCTTCTGCGTCAATCTCAGCCATTAAAGCGTCTAGTTCACCTGCACCTAACGTTGCCGCACCCATGGATGCCATTGTTCCGCCTGTTGGTTGCGTTGGTGCTATTGGTTGATCCAAGGCGGTAGCTGCAGTTTGTTGACCTCTAACTAACGCCTCAGTTGTGCCAGCACCTACGCCGCGCTGTAGTCGTCCAGATAGCGCGTCAATAAGTTGATATGATTCTACTAACGGCCTAATTTTGGATAGCTGCGTTGCTACTGATCCAGGCGTAAAATATGTTTCAGCTAATTGTCGGTAAAGTTGAGTATCTTCCGGCGCAAACAAACCTCCAACAGCTTGACCAAGTTTACCGCTCAATGCTTGCTTCAACGCTTGAGTAAGTTTTGCAGTGTCGCGCTCCTCAAAAGTCATGGGGGCAGTTGGAGATCCAACAAAGTATTTTTGCTGACCTTTTAGAATAGTCAATTCGCTTTGCAAGCGATCAACTACGTCTTGCCCCTTTTCTCCTAGTGCTGCAAGGATACGATTCTTTCCTACAGGCGTTTGCACTAACTTGGAGATTCGCCCAATAGCTTCCTCCGGCTGCTTCTCTGCAAGGTTCTGAAGATATGCTCTTACACCCGCATCCCACCTGTTTACTTGACCAGCTTCTACAAAGTTGTTTCGGAGCGACTCTATTACTTCTGGGCGCTGATTAAATATCTGACCAAGGCTTTCAGGTCTATCAGGATCAAAATCTTTAATAAGGCTGAACTTGGATTCCTCTAATGCGTTCAAAGGCGCGCTGGCTGTTTCGTAAGCCTTCTGTGCTTCTTCCCAAGTCGGAGCGGCATCCTTCAAAATTCCTTCTAATTTCTTTTTGGTTTTATCAAGTAACCTTGCTTCGTTTGCGCCAACCGCATTTATCTTGTCAGTTAAGATGCGCCGCGCTTGATCCAACACGTCTAATGACTTATCAGGAAGGTCTGCGTTCGCTGAAAAACTTTTGACCGTTTTGATAGCGTTGCGTAAATTTTTGTCTTTTTGGATTAACTCATCCAAGTCTGGAGATATGATTTGCGGTGCTTCTAATCGGGCTTGATCGTAGAGGCGCTTTGCCTCCTTAGCCCTTGTGCCTACTAATTTGTCTTGAATATCGTTTGCTGCTTGTATGAAGTCTTTTGTGTTAGCTGCCGGATCGCGTGTTGGTGCGATTTGATCAAGCACCGAGGCGATTCGATTGCCCGCCATAGCAGCGCGATCATCAATAGCTGTTCCAGCATATTTAACGCCACCAGGCTTAATGGTAGCCAGTCGTGCGCTTTGATATACTGCAGGACTTTGCACCGCTTCTGGTAGGAACAACGGAATACCCTTTTCTTCCGCTATAAGAGCGCGTTGAATGCCAGCCTGTAACTCTGCAGGAGTACCTTCAGTAAGTTTTTTAGCTACAACAATTTCAGCCGGCGTATACCCTTCAAGGGATGCTCCGCCTCGTAAAATTGCTCCACGCTCCCCTGCAGTAGAAGCTGATTGCAAAGCATCAATAATACCTTGCCGCGCTGCTTCAGGTGTTACGCCAGCCTCAGCTAGTTTTCGTGCTCCATAACTTGTAAGGCCGCCAATAGCTTTTGTTAATAGCGGAGTGCCAACGCCACCAACAAGAGCGCCAAGTCCACCTGCCGCCGCGCGTGTTGCTACATCCTCTGAAACGGGTACTACTTCCGTAGGTTCTGCTGCTCCCGCGCCTTGCAAAAATCCTTGCGCCGCACCAATCCTTGCTAATGAGCCTACTGTTGGTGCTGCTTTTGCTGCTGTTTGACCTAACAACAGTTGCCTACCTAGTCCCACGGCTCCACGAACCGGCCCCATAAACGCCAAAGGCGCAACACCGCCAGTAATAGCACCGGCAGTAGAAGCATAAGGCGCTTCTCGGCCTAATGTTTCACTCATACGGCCATACTCGGCCATAACTTCGGGGTACGTTTTAGAAGTTAAAGCCGCTTCTAGGCCAGCCGCTAACTCATGCCCATAACCAAATGCTAAAGCATCGGCAAGAGAACTACCAAAACCTATGATGGAAGTTTGACGACCAAGCAACGCTTTTTGCGCTTCTAGGTTTTTCGCTCGCTCCGCATTTTCAATCTGCAATTTAGCAAGCAAAGCACTTTTATCAGTTTCGCTAAGAGTAGTAGGGTCTACATAAGTAGTTGTTCCTAGCTGCGAGATAGGGGTAGCCATCGGGGTAGGTGTTGGCGTTGCCTCTACCCCTGTATTCATAATGTCTGCATACAGCGACTCAAAACTATCTGCCACGACTTAGCCTCTGATAAATCCCAGTTGCTTCTGTTTTTAACGCTTTAATTTTTTCTGGATCAGTTTCGCGCTTTATTTCTGTTGCGATTGTTGCAAGTCGTGCTTGATCACCTGCGGTAGTATCTGCAGTTCCTATTGACATACCTTTGTAATAAGGCGCGCGCAATTTTATTTCATTTGGATCGGTAAATCCAAGTGCTTTAGCTTGCTCTACGCCTGAACGCACTATTTCGTTGTATCTACGGCCCAATGATGCAGTGACGATATCACTCGCCTCCACCATCTGATCTATAGCTTGTTTTGCAACGCGAGGATTAGAACTATAAACGTTTTTAATCGCTTGAGTGTATTTCTGCAATGCGCTCTGCTGATCTTCAACCTGTGTAAATTCACCTAGCGTAGTTACGCTATTCGGATCGGTAGACTTTTTAACAAGAGTAATCATTGCATCAATGTTTGCGCGTGTTGGATTAGCTGCTAACTTTCGAATAGTTTCGTTATATCGCTGCACCTGATTAAAATCTTTTACAGGCTGCATAGCTTGAATGTCGCCACTCAATCGCATGTAATCACTTCGCTCTGCAGCTTCTCTTCCTGCTTGTCCCGCTTTTTCTTCAAGCGACTTTTGAAACTTCATTTCCTCTTGTTTTTGCGCCCAATCGCGTTGTTCCTTTGGTGTTCTAAACACACTGCTAGGCGCTGCTGTTGCAATTGCTGCTGCAGCATCAACAGGCGTTGCAGCACTTGGTACGTTAAACAGGCTTTCGTATCCCTTAGGGATGTAACCTTCTTTCGCCGCTTCCAATGTCAAAACATCTCGGAGGTCAGCTTCACGCTTGGCACGTACTGCCTGCTGCTCAAGTAAGTTAGTCTTGAGTTGCGCCCCAATACTTCTAAGCGGAGCACCGCCCTCTTCTGCCATTATCACATCAAGTGCTTCCATGCTTGGTGCTTTAAGAGCGCGTGTAATGTAGGGCTGCAGCGCAAGATTCTGCTCTAGTGCTTGCTGCCTTGCTTGATATCCCAATAAAGCAGTAACAAGAGTACCGCCCAACCCAACGGCAAGATTACGTTGCCAGCTACCATAAGGATCCATCATTTGAGGCGTAGTTTGCGCGACCGTAAGTGCACCTAGCCCGTACGGTGTATCAGCCGCCGAAGTGTTCAATCCAAGAAGTGCTGCAGTTAGAGCATCAGTTGCCATATTATTTAGCTGGTCTATTCATATAGTTAATTATTCCGGCAGTCCCACCTTGCACTGCGCCTTGAATAGCATAGTTGTACCAAGGAGGGGCTTGCTGTTGCTGCTGATTACCGTACTGACTATTCACCATCTGCATTGTTGCAATGTCGCGTTGTGTCTGCGCGCCTAATTGTGCAGTACCCATACTTGTACGCGCTCCGAGTTGTGCTTCTTCCATGCGCTGCTGCAATAGTTTTTGCTGTTGTTCAGCTTCAAACTTACGTTGCAGGTCTGCTTGCTGACCGGCCATGCCAGTCTGATACGGCAAAGTAAAGTAAGGAGTAGTTGCTGCAAGCTGTTCAAGCGGTAATCTGCGACCCTCCATTCCCTGCTGGAACACCTGTTGCTGATATCCTGCACCAAGCTGAAATGCTTGTGCCTGTGCGCCCTGCCTAGCCGCATTTTGCGCTTCTTTCATGTTTTGATACTGGACTTGAAAAGCGCCTGAGTTAGGATCAATGCCCTGTTCTGCCATGCGTTGTCTAAACCCTTGTTCTTCACGCTCAAACTGCGGTCCCATGCTGCGCTCAAACTCATTCATGACGTTTTGCCGCGCCTGATCCATTTGACTTTGAAACCCTTGTTCTGACATGCCAGCATAGGGATTGTTAGGGTCATAGTTTTGCATACCCTTCATTGCTTGAACGGCTTGATAACCTGCATAATCTTGCAAAGTTTGCCCCTGTTGCTCTTGGTTTTGATCATAAAAACCCGAACGGTTGATAAACGCCGGCGGTTTTCGTGGCCCACGCGCACCGCGATTGTTGCGATTGCGCTCACGGCGATTCAAAGTTTTTGGATTAGGTCTAGGCGTTGGTCCTGTCGGTTTACCCGCTGTTGCTGTTTGCGGCTTATTTCCTGGCACATTTTGCTTTTGCGCAGTCTGAGGAGTTTTTGCTAATGCTGTTTTTCGTCGTGGTGATGGTGCCATATTTATACCTGACCGCCTAAATCGTACCTTATTTCAAAGCCAAAAAACTGTAACGAACTACCTCGGATCGCGCCGCCAAACCTGACGGCGCCACAAGCCCCCTGTCCTTTTGCAGCGTACCTATCAAAAATATACTCTAACTCCGAGGACCATGCCGATCCCCACGGGCTACCCCACGGGGTATAAACGCCTGCCGTAGTTGATACGCTTGTAACGGTAGGTTGCCGCTTAAAGTCCGTATCAATTCCGATATTAAGTGTAAGGCCACGTTTACCCCGTAAGATAGGGCGAATGTCGGCAAACTGTTTGAAGTTGCTACGGCTACCATAAAAGCTAAAAGCCGTTCTACCACTAAATGCTATAGACTGACCGTCACCCGAACTTGGCTTTGCGTCGGCATAGCCAGTTTCGCCCTTGTAGATCATCCCGGTAGTAGAACCGTAAAAAGGTAGGTCTAAAAACTTACCTGATGCTACGGCGTGTTGATCGGCGTAAAGCTGGAAAGTCGTCCAGGCTTTTGAGTCTATTGAGTAAACAAGAAACTTTGCAGTACCTGTGCTGCTAGGAAGAGTAACGTATACCCTACGACCACTCGGCCAAAAGAATCCGGTCCACAAAGTACTAAATGAAAGCGAGGCAGCGGTTTCAGTGATCAAAGGGTTTATAGTACGCGAAACGGTAGTAACAGCTTGCTCTGGATCAAGTTCAAACAATGCTGATGCCGGCACTATTCCTTGTTGAGTAATGATCCAAATATCCTGATTAATTCTTACGAATGCTCTGGGTCCTAACGGTTTACCAATAATGAAATGTGCTACTAGTGTCCAATCAGTATCATCGGGGGAATAACCCGAATACAAAACTACCTCTCCCTCGCTACTAACAGCCATGAAAAGGTCTTTAGTACTGACACCTCGGATATTGGTGTAACTGTTGGTAAAAAGCAGATAACCACCACGGCGCATGATACCGCTGAAATCATAACTCTTAAGTACGGAGGTTCCGGTAGAAATGGTGTCGTTTTCCGTCTCGTCGTACCACATTAACATTGAGTTACGCTCAATGAAGTACAAGCGCAAACGATAACTACTAACGTTACAAAGTTGCGTTAATCCTCCACTTGGCCCGCCAGAAGCAATAGAAATATCTGCTGCTAATCCTGTGCCCGTATATACTTGTGGCACATCTGCGCCTGAATTGTTTGCAAGATACAAACGATTGCGAAAGCCTTCCTTGTTCCAATTACCGCTTGTGTATCCTCCGACCCTGCTGATGTTACTAATGGTTCCAGTAGAACTAACGCTAAAAAGTTGCGTAGTCTGCGCTGCAATAAGTTGTGCCGTTCCATCAGGCAACGGAAACTCGTGCATAAAGTTTATCTGCGAAGCAGTACCACCTGATGCACTAGCTAAGTTTGCAAACTCTTGATAGCCAAGTCTTAACGTTGGTGCCGTTGCTCCAGGAAACACGTTTACCAATTCCAACGCTGCGGCTGGTTCCATATTGTCGATACGGCTAACTAAGTCTAGCCCTAAAGACGGTGGAGGCATTGTGAAGCCTTGAAACGGCATTGACCCTCACAAGTTAATAACGACGAATTTGAGGCTGCATCAAAGGTCTATTTGTCTGGGGCAATTGCTCTTGATTGTATAATTGTGCTTGCATCCTTTGCATTTCATTAGGCACATACTGACGACTATCCATACCGTCATTTCGTTGCGCTACTATTCCAGAACCCCCACCCTGCCCAGCATTAAAACCCTGTCCGTATGGGTTATTCATCTGCTGATATTGTTGAAAATCCAACATGGGGTTCATTTGCTGTCCTGGGTTTCCACCTGAGCCGTATGGATTTGGCATTTGCTGCTGACCAAAATACTGCGGATTGCGCTGCTGAACCTGCGCTGCGATGCCACTCATGGCATCATTCACTTCATTTGCCATAAACGTTCCAGGTCGCATCTGTGGAATGTTGCCAGTGCGGATCTGATTCATAATGTACGCATCACGACCAAGTTGCTGTCCCATGTTTTGCATATTTTGACCGCCTTTTGGCATAGGTGGCACGTTAGGTGGTATCTGCAACCTATCTTGTCTAGCACCTGGAATAGAACCAGCCTGCCCGTAAATGTTTTCTAAATTGCCATAAGGCTGTGCCATACCACCGCGCTGTGGCTGATTTGGCAACGCACCGCCTTGCTGATTTACAAGCGCACCACTTGCATCACGATAGACGCCAGGAGAAAGCCTTGTTAGCTGTTGTGGCTGCGGCTGCGGCTGCGGCTGTGGCTGTGGTTGTGGCTGTGATGACTGAGTTGGAGGGAATTTGGGCCGTCCAGGTCCACCCTGTACTGGCATTGTTGTTGCCCGTGGATCTCTTGCAAGTGCGCTTGCTAATCCACGACCTCGCCCTGTCAATCTTTGCATTTCATATCGTGCCATAAGTTATAACTCCGGTATTTCCTCTGGTTGTTCTGGTTGTATTAACGGTTGTTGTGGGTTAGCTGCGTACGCTAGTTCTAACGCTTGCCGCAAGGTTTTTGCCTGCTGAATTTTTCCAGCATCAGTTCGGTACAATCCAGGTGACAAACGTAGAACTTCGCCTTGCTTTGGGCGCTCTAACTTGGTTAATGCTTGAACGTTTTTAGCATCAATGCCTGCTTGTTTTGCAAACGGACTATTGCCAAGCATGGCAGCGATGTTTGCATCAACGTCCTTTTCGCTCGTAGCGTTACTGATGGCTGCGTTAACTAACATTCCTGTAAATTGCTCGGTATGATAATCTTCTGGCGCGCCTTCATAAATCCGCTTAATCATTGGATCAAGTTTGCCCGTTGCATAATTTGAAAGCGGGTTTTGAGAATCTCCATCCCAAGGATTGCGTTTTGTTCCATCGATGTTTGTAAAACGATGCTTACCATCAAGCCCGATATCAAACTTAGAACCATCGGCAAGTGTTACTTGATACTTGTCATCAGCTACGCCGCTATCTTTTAGGTTAGTTCTAAAGCTGTCACGAATCTGTTGCTGCTGACTTTTACCACTCGTCATCATTGAACCAATGCTACGTTTTCCAAATAAACGTAAGCCAAGGTTTAAACCAGTCATGTGATTAGCAACTTGATTGATATAATCTTCGCGGGTTCCACGACCACGGACGATATCTTTCATGCCTGTTTCCCAAGCATTACTAGCAAGCACTGCTGCACCTGCTACAATTGCCGCTGGTACAAGCACCGCGCTTGCGCCTGCTCCTGCTGCAGCACCACCGCCCGCAGCACCACCACCTGTTGCAACACCACCACCAACACCTGCAGCTGTTGCTCCGGTTCCAGCTGCTGCCGCACCTGTGCCTACTCCTGCTGTTCCAGCGCCAACAGCGGCACCCGTTCCGGCTGCTCCTGCGCCTGCTGCAGTTCCTGCGCCTGCAGCTGCAGCCCCGCCGCCTAATCCGCCAAGTTGACCCGCTAAATACGAGCCGCCGATAATTCCAGCTACCTGTCCACCCGTAGCCGCTAATTGTGCGTTTTGTTGCTGTTGTGCCTGCTCCTGCGCTTGCTCTTGAGGACTCTTCGGAGGTCCATACGCTTGCTGTAAAGCGGCGTAAGCATCTTGACTGCGCATACCTTGCGAGATAAGCGCCATGTAATACTGTTGCGGCGTCATGCCTTTTGCGGGTGGTGGTGCTTGCATTGGTTGCTGTGCCATCAGATCCACGTTCCAAAAACTGCAGTGCCACTACGCGCAAACAATTCTGCTCGTGTATGGCCGCCTGCATAAATAATCTTGCCAGGGTTTTGCTTAGAAAAATCTTCGTTAAGTTGCGCAAGAAAACGAGGCTGAATGTTATCCAAGCCGTGAATCTCAGAGAATCGCTCCATCATTCCCTGCTCTAACGTTTTTTCATTAAAGATTGAAACGTCAGTATCTTTCAAAAATTCCTTATAGGGACCTGAATAGTAGTCCCAAGTTACACCACCGTCCGAAACACTACCGCTAGTATGAGTTGGCGCAGTTGCACCGGAAGTACCGCCTGCTGTTGTGGTGTAATAGTTGCCGTTGTAAAATGTGTATGCACCTGCAGCGTATACTGTTGCAGTTACCCACGTTGCCGGTTTTACACTTCTATCAGCGATATACTCAAAAATTACTATGTTTCCAGCGTTAGAAGCTGTAGGAGTCGGACTAATCAAAAGTTCGGTATTGGAAATACCGCGAATTTGGAACCGCTGATAAACGGTAGTATTAAGTCCGTAGCCTCTAATCTCTGCATACTCTTGCTCGCTCATCGGTCCAAGGATGCGCCAGCGAGTGCTGCTATTCCAAAACGATTCGTAATGGTAATAAGAAAAAGAGGCCGGCAATGCATACGATGCTTGCCCTGCGACTAGGGAGAAGGACCCGCTCGCATACATCACCGGCCAGGGATACGCTTCTGACATCTCATGGTTGATACGATTCGCAATAGTGCGTAGCTGCTTGGTAGTCGTCTCCGTAGAAGTCATTATGTTTGACTCTACAGAGTAGCCAGCTTCGTTAGCGACGTTTGTAACAACCGTTGCAAGTGTCATACTTTTCTCGGTCTACCCCTTCTCTTGGGAGTTTCAACGACTTCATCATCAACAAAATCGTTTCCATCATCTTCAATATCTGGTTCTGGCTGAAACACTTTACGGCGCTGTGGCCGTAAATCAGTACCTTCCAAACCTTCGATACGCTGCATCATAAGTTCTAACTGCTCCTCTAGTCTCGCAGTACGAAGCTGTTCTCGGTCTAATTGTTGCTTGAGTGCTGTTACCTGTGCTTGATCGCTGTTAGCGGCTGCAAGCCAGTCTTGTGCCAATTTGATAAACTTACCCAAGGGACCGAGTTTGCGTTTAACCTCATCATTGGCGCTTGCCACCTGCTCTACAGTGCGAAAACCAATATGCTGAAACTCGCGCATTGCTGACCCATTCATTAACGGCCATTCTGCTAATGGTGTCCCACTCTCTACGGGCTGATTGCCTGCAGTAAAAGCGGCGTATAGTTCTGAGTACTCTGCAATATCGTGAGGTTCAATGCGCCTAACCGTCTCATCTCCACCCGGCCACTGTATCGAGATAGACGGAATCTCATCAAAGATCGGGCGACCTTGCGCTAGTGTCTTTTCTTTGTTTTCGTTATAGGCATTAAAAAACTTAACGTTAGCCCCTGCATAACGTCGCTTTGGTTGCCCTACTCCCATTATCGCGTTCCAATCTACTTGTGCCATATTATTCTCCCTAGTTGTTGTTATGGTGTACCCCATCGAGTTTTAAGATACGTTTCTACAGAACCAATATCTCCACTTGATATAACAGAATCATATATGATCAGTTCAGCGATTCCACCATTCCAAAAGTTTGCATTAAACGTCGCCTCAAAAGTGCCGATAGCGGCAACAAATGATGCAGGAGTTACCGATGCGTTCGAAACACTTCTAGTAACTGCTGTTTTATTGACATTTACAAAACTACCACTAGCACCGCATCCAGCACTTATAAGTTGATAAGTTCCATTGCTTAAACTTCCCCAAGGACCAATAGCCCTTGGGCTTTGAGTGTCAAAATAACCATTCCCGGTACACACAAACTCACTAGCATTCCAGCCAAGAGTCGAACTAGAGGTAGTTATGATTCCCCGACCAGTAGTAGGACCAAAATTATGCCGCCACAAACCGCCGTATGCTGGAGTAGCCCAATTATTTGAACAAACGGCAAAACACGACCAAGGACCTAACGTGAAGGCCGCTGAAGTCATGTAGTCTGAACTACCGTCAAATACTATAGCCGGTAAACTATTTTGTGCCGAAGCTGTATAGAGAGGTTTTGCACCGGCAGTGCTCTGCGAAAAATTGTTTCCCTGGCCGCTTTGATCAGCCCAAGCACTAACTAAATTACTACCATCTTTTGTAATGCCAGCATCTGCTTTTAACCAAAGTTTTAAGCCTGATATTTTATCAGGTGTAAACGCTCCAGTACCGCCTGCAAACTTAGTTATGGCAACACCGCCAATACCGACCAACATGATCAATACAATGCAACAATAGAAGTTGCTGTCGTAGCTGCCATCACACGCGACACAAACAGCGGAAGAAGAACGCCGGCATTAGGAATAACGATTGTCACAGCAGCGGTGTCATCAACGCATTTAACACTCAAATTTCCAGTGCCGCCAATCCACAATGCTCGACAACCTGTAAGGTCAGTTGTATCGCTAGCTGTTACTGCAGCAACACGACGAGCGGAAAAAAGTGCAGTCGGATTAGAAGGAGTAAAATCAGGCATAAGACCTCAATAAAATAAAAACGGAGGGGTATTTCACCCTCCGGCTTGGCTTACAATGCTTTAGTAAACTTGAGGTAATAGAAGGTCACGCCATTTGATACAACCACAAAGCAGTTAGTATCAGTGTCGTTATCCTTTACAATACCTACAAATCCAGTCCCTACCGTTGCAGGAGCGCCAAACGAAGTTGTCAACTCTGCATTAGTCGGAGTGGTATCATTAACATTGTTAACAGCCATTTTTGTGCGAACACCACCAGCCGTAGCTACGACTGCATTTGTGCTAGTAACAGTTGTAAAAGTGCCATTTGACACCTCTACTGCCTGCTCCGGTGGCATCCCAAGACCGATCAAATTCGTAGTACTTGGCATAAATATCCTTAAAAGGCGGGGCCGCCATACAAGCCAGCCCCTAAAGCCTTAGTTTACTGTGAGGTAGCCAGTTGATTTCAATTCAACAGTGCTAGCGCCCGTGAGGGTCGTAAGACCTACCACGTTAGCAATCTTAGTTGTTGAAGCATCATCAGCTACGCCCGCGGTTGCAGTTGTATTAAGGTTAGCATCTGCAGCATACGATGCCGCGCACTTGCCCTTAATACCTGTTCCTACTCCACCGCCACCTACACCGCCAACCCATACCCAAAGGTACTCGTTATCGGCTGCAGCGACTTGCGCTACACCGATTTGCAGGTTGCTAGAACCAGCGTTTGTGGTTGTAAGTTCTACAGCTTGTCCATCGTCAGATATTTTGACAAACGCATACTGTGCAAGCGCACCATCTGCCTGAACAAACAAAAACTCACCCTCCGGGCAGCTACCGAGATCAGTAACTTTTGCCGGAAGCGGAATGGTAGTTCCATCCCATACCTTTTTGTAATTAACACCGAATGATCCAGAACGTGACATAGTTCAATCCTTTTACAGTTAAGCGTAAATAACAGCTTGAAGTGCCGGGGCTGAACAACAGAGGTTTCCTTCAACGATAATAACCGTGAAGAAAGCATCCTGATCGATTGGACGGTTCATTTCTGGGGCGAGCGGCTTAAAGTCAGCCCCACGTACCATATCGAATGTCCAGTACTTAGTGTTAAGCAATCGGCAAGAATTGGTTTCAAGTACGCTTGAACCGAATCCACCATCAAACACAAAATCGCATCCGTCATAGCTTAGAGCGCGGAAACCAGCGGTAGCCTTCTTTACAGGAAGCTGAATGCGCTGAATTGCCGTGAGCGAACTATGGAGGTACTTCCAAGCAGTGCGATCCATCAAACCGAGGTCTGGGGTTTCGTCACCACGAGTGATCTGCGAAATAGTGTCCGTTACGGTCTCCTGAACGTTTGAAGCAGAAAGAGTCGTATTAACAGCTAGGTTACGTGCCCAAGTGTTAGAAGTACGATCAATCTGTCCATATGTTCCAGATGACGGTGAAGTTGATACAGCCTTCTTAATACCGTCAAACTCAAGTCCACCGCTTCCAGTCCCATCACCGCGAAGTGAGGTAGAAACAGTATTCTTGAGGCGAGCGATTGCAGCGTTCATCTTCATCTCAGCGAGATCAAGAAGCTGTGCCTGATCGCGGTTAGCGCGTCGGTCACGTCCTGCAATAGCTACAGGCTCGTAGCACTGCTTGATTGCGAATCGGAATGCCGTAGCATCATCAATTGCATCAAGGTTAAAAGATGAGAATCCCGAATAGAAACCACCTACAGCCGAATCATTATACATAATCGGCTTGCGTAGTTCGTATCCACCGGAAAACTTACGAATGAGGCCCTGATCGTCAAGCGATTTCAGGAGCGGATTGTGATGCAAAACCTCATCTGCGATCTGATCGCTCTGATCGAAGAGGGTTGCAACGATTGCTTCTTCAAGATTAGCCATTGTTGTTATCCTATAAAGTTAAGATAACCCCGGCTAAATGAAGCAGCTAATCGCCGGTCATTCTAGCCCGTAGGTTATCACGTATGTTTTTAGCTTGTACTCTGGGAGTCCCTGAACCAGCGGAGCCAGTAATCGAACGCGAAGCGGCTTTAGCTTTTTGCACGCTTGCGGATGTTTGTTCTACCTGTGCCTTTGCAGTAATCGCATTGGCGATACTGGAAAAGGTCGGATTGCCGGCCACTACATAGTTGTAAGCGGTTTCGAGGATTTGCTCTGGGCCGCTGTACTTGCCGGTCTGCGTTAATGCCGTCACAATCGGTGCCATTTCAGCCTCTAACTGCGCTGCTGTCTCGGCATCTTTGAATAACGGTTTATTCGCTACAAAAGATTCTACGACCCGCTCATTGTAATAAGCAACGGCTTTTTGTTCCTGTTGCTGCTGCATTGCGGCAATCTTCTCTTCGGCAATGCGTTCTGCATCAGCCATTGTGAGGTATTGCGCTGGCTGCTGCTGTGGGTAGTAACCCTGCTGATCATAACCTTGAAACAGTTCTTCGGGCTTAATGCCGTAGGCGTCTAACCATTCCAAAGCCGTTTCGACCGGGTTCGTCATCATTGCTTTATCCCAAGCGATAGAGCGCCTGGTCAGGTCTGCAATGCTGATACCTTCTTTTGCGTAGTCGTTTTCATACTGTTTAACTGCATCGTAAATGCTGGATGTTTGCTTTTTAAGTTCTTCAACTTCCACCATTTTACGCTGATAATCCGAGCGTGTTTCGTACGCCCTACGATTCATGTACTGCTGCAAAACATGCGCGTTATCTAGCGTAGGATTAAGAAAAGCCTCCTTTTCGGCTTTGTTCATGTCAGCGGGTGGTACAAGCGGAATTTTCTCAACCGCTGGCGTTGCCTCCTGCGTTTGTTGCCCTGTAACAGATTGAGGTGCTCTAGCTACCGCATCAGGATCTTCTTTAGTCTCTACAACAATCGGATCATCTTCTGCCTTAAAACTACGTTTGAGAGCGTCACGAATGCTTACAGGTTCTGATTGCCGTTCAACACTAATTTCGGTATCCGCTGCTGTCGTTTCTGTTTTTTGCTCTACATTATCCATTGAGTCGCTCCCTAATTTGTTGCATTACCCTAGACACTAATTCCTTTTGCCGACCAGGATTTGACTTTTGTGGGTCGTACCCGCGCTCGTAAGCATCCCCTATTTCTATCGCGCCAGCGGCTTTATAAGCCTCTCTTAGCTTTCTTTTGCTTGTGTAAATTTCCTTAGAATTAAGGGGATTTCTAACAGGTGCCATCTCGTCGGTAATGATGTAGTGCGTTTCAGGTACACGTACCTGTACGTCCTCAATCGGCACTACCTTCTTTTGTACTTTGCAGTATTGATACAGTTTGTATTTAGTCGTCATCGTCTAGCGCCAATAGCATCAACACCATTTTGATTCGTTTTTTGCGTTCTTCACCAGTTAGTTCTCCTGGTTTAGCCCTAGTATGTAATGCTGCTTTTAGCTTATCAGCTAAATTCTCTCTGTCTACAGTCGTCGGTAGTTCTATCTCTTTTTGGCGACTCTTGAGGATTTGGGCTGCTACTTCTTCCTCAAGCAGATCGTCATACCGTTTTCGTCGCTTAGCGTAGCGATCCAAAATATCGCTTGTATCAGGCGTTACAGGGGTTCCACCGTACTGCTTGGGGTTAAGGAGCAGTATTAGACTCATTGGTATTTGATAATGTAATTAACGACTAAGTACGGAGGATTGTTTCCCCCTGTTGCGCTAGGAGTAGTACTTCCGCTTGTCATAGCTGCGTTACCGTCAACACCTCCCGTCACTAATCCAATACGACCGCTGATGGTCGGCGCTGTATAACTGCCTGCTGCCGTATCGCCTTTTGGTGCGGTAGTTGTGACTGATCCTCCCCACGCGCTATAGCCGCTTGGCGAGTTGGTAACGGCTAAATCTGCTCCGGTTCCCATACCATGATAATGCGCTGGCACACTATGGGTGTGAGCGGCTGAGGTGTGCGTATGGTCTATTGTTCCCCCTGTACCCGCAAGCGCATTGCCCGTCCCTGACGCCGCTTTACCGAGAGGGAATCGTTGCCGCAAATCTGGTAAGCTAAAACTACTTGCATCCACGCTGCCATAAGTTGTGCCAATGATGGCAAACAGTTTTGCATACGTTGTCCTCGAAAGACTTGTGCCGTCACAGATAAAAAAAGAATCAGGCGCAGTGCCGGAGTACCACAACAAACCAGCGCCAATAGGTAACTCGCCACCAAAAATAGGCATTAGCTTACCTCAGTTACTCGCATTGCTCCCGTTGGAGAACCCGCCCAGATACCATCAATGATTCCTGTGTAAACGGGAAATGGTAGTTCTAGTGTTTGCGCTGGCAACAACTTATAACTAAAACTAGTTGCACTAGCTGTAGTACCAAACTTGACGTATACGGCAGTGTCAGCATCGTTATAAAGTATCGCTTGGCGGCGCGAAGCGTTGGATGCCAAAAGTGTTGTGTTGGAAGCGGCTGCGGTAACATTGCTTAACGTGCTGGTTGAATACGTTGCGTTTGTAACGGTCCAGGTCCCGCTTTGCGTTGCCGCTACAGTACCATCAACAGTTAAACTACCTCCATTATCAGTTACGGGTACGCCGGTTTGATTAGAAGCAATAGTGACCGGCAAACTATTAGCCATTGTCGTTTGACCAACAATACCCGTAATGTCACCGATTGCAGTAGTTAATGAACCTGACGGATTAACTTTAACGTTGTAGTAAGTGCCACCGCCAGTGCTTGCGCGTCCCGCAATGACTGCTCGCGTTAAATTGGCATTACTAAAATCGGTTAATGTTTCGGTTATGGGATTGTAGTCCGACGTTGTGCCTGCCGCCCAACACGCACTTGTCATTGTGAGGTTTGTAGCACCACCCCCGCTTTTTACACACTCCAACTTCATTCCCAAATTGGGCGTTTGAATGGATGGCAGCAACTGGCTATTAGGGATGCGAAGGGTATGAAACAACACCCATTTCCCGTCAGGGGAAAAAACCTCATACAGAATAGGTGCAGATCCAAGCCAAGCAAACCTAATGCGGAACAAGTTTGAGTACGCAAGGTTTATAGCTTCTGGAATCCCATCTCGCGTAAAGATGGATCCGCTATTGCCATCAAGCAAATCGCCATTCCAACTAGTGCGAGCAACAAATGTATCTGCAGCACCAGTGCGGAGAGAAATACCAAATGAAGTTCCCGACCATCCAATAAAAAATCCGTTGTCAGTGTCGTAAATGCCAATGCGCTGATAGGAATTGGCTATGCCGGTAGTAAACGAGGCGGTAAAATAGGCGTATTGTTCATGCGCTGGACGATATGCACATTGATAAACAGTGGTTGCTCTGGAACTACCATTAGTGTTGGTGCCTGTTTGAAACACAGCATGACCACCAGAAATGGTTGCAGTGCCACCGGACGTGGTAGTGGTCGTAATCAGATCAGCATCAAACGAACTAAAAAAACTAATTTCTATTTCATTGTTCCGGCGTCCTGTAACGCCAACACCAAGAATGTCTGCATTAACAAGGTTGTTAACATTGATACCACTAGCTAACTCGTTTTTTACTGCTGTTAGAGTTGTTTCAGTAGCAAAGTCTGGAACGGTCAAATCCTCAGTCCCGGAGCCGCCGTAATCAATAGCAACAACTTGAACCTGCTCGCCCGTCTTATCAATCGTGCGAACCGGAATATCAGTATTGATACTTGTGGGAGAGTTACTAACCGTTACGTTGTCTGACACGCTTAATCCTCATCTTCCATGTCATTTAACTCAATGCTTGGATTACCAAGTTCATCGAGAGTAACTTTCCCGACACGTTTTGCTCGCTTAGGAATCACGTTGTTAATAACGATAGGTTGCTGCGTTTGTGCTGGCGCTTGAGTCATAGTGCGGATTGACTCCATGCTCATGCGTAGCTTTTCAATCTGCTGTTCAGAAGCAAGTCGCCTTTCTTCCATTAGTTTTTCTGACTCGCTTAACCTAATCCGCATCTGCTCAAGTTCTAACTTCTGTAACTCAATGATCTGAGCCATACGGTTAGACTCTTGGCTGATGTTATGCTTGATAGCGTCTGACTCCGTATTAGCCTGAATCTTAAGCATATCAGCCTGCACACCGCCGGCTTTGATCTGCAATTCCTGCTGTGCAATCTGCAGTTCTTGCTGCGCTATGTATTGCTCAAACTGTTGCTTATCGACAGCTAGTTGCGCATCAAGTTGCTCACGCTGCATCTTTATTTGTTGCTCTGCCGCCGTAAGCTGATTCTTTTGAGCAGCATCTTGCATCTGCATTTGAGTTGCTTGAATGCGCGCTTGAGACTCCATCTGGGCGATCTGCATTCTTGCTTGCATTTCTTGTTGCACTGGATCTGGAGGCGGGGGTTGCTTGGCTGCTTCTTCTTTAGCTTTTGCAATCTCGCCAATTTGGTTAAGGGCTTTCGTGAAGATGCCATCTAACTCCTTTCCGCTCTTAAAGCGTTTAATAACGTTCTGGAATAGTTCAATGCTAAACCCTAACAACGGAGGATACTGCTCAATCAACGACCGCATTTGATTAAAAAACTCGCCGCAAGTGCTCATAAGTTGCGCACCCTCTTGCTGCTCTTGCATTTGATCAACTGCTACCATCGAATCAGAAGCAATTTTGATGCGGTAGCTTAACCTATCATCACTACGAAGCAGGTTAAGGATCTGCATCTTTAGAGGTGCCATCATCATCTCTGGCGATGGAGGTGGTGGAGGAGGCGGTGCAGGTGGCATCATCTCACCACCTGTCTCATCCGGTGGCATAGGTGGTGGCGGAGGTGGTAGTTCTGGAAGTATTGGCGCTAACAACCTATCGGCGTCACCAACTTGAAATATCTGCTCTGGTTCAAACAGAGTAGCAATGATTGTACCAAGTCGCTCAATACCATCAGAGATAAACTTGGCAAACATGTTTTGCCGAACTACTAAGCCAAGCGACGACCAGGCATTTTCTAGGCGATTAGCCGTGGCACTCTTGTATTGCTCGCTTGTGCCGCGAAGAAGATCACTAACCTTTAACGTTTCATACAACTGCTCAAGTGCTGCTTGTCGTGCAGCTTGCAAAGTCTGCAGTGCATTCACATAAGCAGTGATGTCCATCGTCTCTACGCCAGCTTGCAAACCGCCACGGCTTTTGTATGACGGCCAATTCATGACAGGGATCATTTTGAGATCACCCTGCATTAACTGCTCTACAGAATTGCCAAGGGTTGCGTCATACAACGTATTGGTGCGAATAGCCTGAGTAACAGCATGAATACGGGTTGTAAGGCGTTCAACCTCAAGGATCTGATCCTTTACATGCGCGTAATCGGAAACAGGGATAACGCTATCAGGGTCTACGCTTTGAGAGATAACGCTACACGGATAAAAGTTCTCAAAGTCTATCGGTGGTTCTGACTCGTATATAATGCCTTTGTCGCTGTTCTTGTGAACCCAATAAACGCGCTCTGTCTCTTCGCACCATATCTCGTATAGTTCAGCTTTGCCCTCATACTTAGTCTGATCCTGATACTTATATTTCTTATCTTTATCAGGAAAAGAATCGTAGTTGAGGTCATCAGCTATCTCAGCCCCAAACATCTTTTCAGCTTGGGTACGTGTCAAATACGCACGACGACCGCGCCACTCTACCTCTGTCTCATTCCTAGCATCAGAACAAAGGTAATCATTATACTGAACTGCATCGAGAATCGCGTATTCTTCTTCCTTAGTTTCCTGCGGTACTTTGACTAACACCAACCCGCCGGGACCAGGTCTACTCTTGCTGGTATTACCCTCAAAAGGCTGGCCCTTGTCATCAACTAAGACACCATCTGGCCCCTGAAATAAAGCAATCTCTACTTCATCCTCATTGATTTCAGCTTCATACCTAGCCCACAAAACAGCACGACCAGTAAGCAAAAACTGCAAAGCTGCGTTGTAACCAACCAAGTCAAACGAACAGTTCATATCCATGGAGTATTGGATATTGCGCTCAAGAATGACGGCGCTCATCTCTTCAATGACACCACCGGCACGTTTGCGGAGGGTTACTTCCGCCTTAGGTGTGCTGGAATAGTAAGCAGGGAGCAAAGTATTAATGCAATACCACCAAGAATTAAGCCTTCGTTCGGTGTCATTTAGAATACCTACTTGCTTTTGTGCGTTGTAAACCCTAACGGATTCTTCTGCTAACTCTACAAACTGTCTGCTTCTATCCTCAGCCTTGCCGATCTCACTCTTCCAGTACGCCCCGCTAAACTTTTCGACCAACGGCTTTATCTTCATATCCTTGCTCTGTTTTGCTGCGCTCTAACTTGCGCAATGTAGGCTTGTAACTTAACCATGCCCTTGTTCAATACTTCTGCCGGTTGTTCCCATTTACTGTCTATCAACCGTTCTTTACACAGATACCGTAAAGCATCACAAGCATGATCCTCGCCGGTACTGTCTGCATCTTCGGGGTGCCGCTTGTCGATAGCAAGTGCCGGTAATGTTTCTAACAAGTACGGACACTGGGTGGTAATATACAGTAGGGCTGGCTTGGCTACCAAGCGTTGTCTGATCTGCGACCAGCCGCTCTGCCTGTCATTATCGGCCATGCGAAACGAAGGATGTTTGTATTTGGCAAACACCGCATGAAACTGGTCAGCTATTGAGGGTCCACCTTGGGTATTGAATATAGAGGGGTCCGCTGCAGCATGGACACTTTCGCCAACGGAAGCCGCTGCAATTCTGTTTGCTTGCTCAACGTTATCGACCCCTTTTCCCCACATTTCTCGGTAGATGACAATGGCACCTTTGGGGTATGGGACTTCGTTACCCGCGTCATCACGTCCAGAACTAACAGCGCCCCACACAGCGGCAAAAGGACTACGGTAGCCCCAATCATAACCGAGATAACGAGGCCAATGCTTAGGGATGTTAAAAGCAGGGACAATATGCCGTGAACTAAATTCTGGAAAATAGCTACCTTCATGGATCTCCCAATCGCCCTCTAGCCATGCCCTGACTAGTTCAGGACTACCAACCAAATGAAGCCGATCAACGTAACCGGGATCCTGCGCTAAAAGTATCTGGTTGTCACCGATCCTTGAAGGGATATAAATGAACTCAAAGCTAGATCCATTCCCTAGTTTCTTAGTTAGTACCTTCTTCCCCTTTGGCGCTGGCCGTATAAACAATTCTTTCAGCCAGTGATGCCCTACGCCGCCAGGGTTAAACGTCAAGATAATCTGTGGATTACCCTTACCTCGGAGCGCACCGAATAGCTTGTAAATCGGGCTAGGGTCGGCAAAGTTTCCCGCCTCTTCCACGCAGGCCATAGACAAGTTTTGCCCCTGATACTTCTCAGCGTCACCATCATCCCCTAACGGTCTAAACCTAAGTCTTGCTCCATTTGGAAAAGTAAATTGCTTCTTCTGGTCCTGCCAGTGAGCATGTAGGGGTAGGTAAATCTGCTTGGCCCGTTCGATAAGATCATCAGCCTGGGGTAACTCTTTACGGAAAAAGATAGCGTTAAAGTCGCTCCCGTAACGTTCCTGGTCTACGGCAATCTTGCCTAACACCCCGTCGGTCTTTCCCCCGCCGCGAGCGCCGCCATACCCAATAAGAGTAATAGGGCAATTAACCAGCATCTCCTGTGGACCAGGCTGAGGACTCCAGATAACCCGCTCATCGATGCTCATGATGCGACTGTCCGACTCCTGACGCTGTTAATCTTCGGGTTATCGACAAATGCCTACCGGAGCAGGAAACAGCAAAAACGCCCACCACTAGACAACCAGCCGCAACTACTCCTTAGCATCTTTTGGCGGTTCTGGCAGCGGCATCCAGTGGGTTACATCATCTTCTCGATAAATAAAACCGTCTTCAGATTCCCAGGTATGCTTCCAATCTTGATCGCCATTGTATCTTCGCCTAACACCGATAACATCAGGAGGATCGTTCAATACTTGGCCGTACACTAAAACTGCAACATCTTCTTTCGGCAGCCGATCCTTAACGCTAATCCAGTTATTAAGGATTCCTTTACAACTGCAAGAATTCACATCCACCATTTTGCTCATGTCGAGAATATGCTCGCAGCTATCAGATTGTTCCTGTGCTGCTTTGTAGCCAGCGAGAGAGGCTTTATACATTTCGAGCCCTTCTCCCACAAATCCCTTTCTTGCTAATTGAATCATTCTATCGATAGCATTACCGGTTTTACTTTGTGTGGTTATCGCTGCATCAAATCCTGCCTCGTAGCCAGCGAGGAAAGCCTTACGTGGATCTGCTGGATATTTTGGTGGATTAGTCAGTAAAACCTCACTAGGCTGATCAGTTAAGTTTTTCCAATACCATTCTGCGGCCAACTCTTCAGGTGTTTTCGAATCGTCTGTCATATCTCTCCTTAGTCACAGTCCTATCCTTACCCTTCCAGCCAAAAACACGCCTACACTTGGCACACTGCAGGTAATACCTATCCGTCACACAATACCCTATCCAGTCACACTTGGGACATCGATAAAAGACATCAACCGGCGAATTCAGCCTGGTAGCCTTACGCTTCTTTTTGATCATAAAAGGGTGGAGTAGGTAATGGCATCCAATGCGGATACACGTCAAACCCTACCGCCCGATCACTAACAATCCAACACCCAGCCGCACAATCCAAATACCCTACCTGATGCTTATGAGTCGGCCCCGTAACTAACACCTCCATGAATGGCGTAGGCGCAAACTCAGTCACCTTTAACCACGGCATAATAGCCGGCAAACTAAGACTCTTAAAATACTCCTGCCGTAAATGCTCATGATCATAGCTAGTCATCAATAGTATCCTTCTCCAAATACTTAGCCACAAACTCATCCCGACTAAGCGGCTTGGCACTCACTACCGCCCTAATCTCACCTACATGCTCCACAACGTTAGCCTCAGTCCATCCCAATTTACTTTTACCCAGATACATCAATATCTGCGGATTCCCAGCTAACGCTTGCTCCATTAAACCCCTGGCCACAACCTCCTGCATGTTAGCCCGGCCAACCTCATATTCCTCAATATACAAGCGATTTAACTGCTCAAGCGTAACCCTACACGCAATCGATACCGCCTGCTTGCTAAGCCCTAGCCTACCTAGCCTCTCAACCGCTCCCGCAATCTCAGCATCCTTGGGCACTATCTGATCACTGTAGTCCTTCCTACGCTGCGCCCTCGGTGGTGGCATAACAAACTTGGGGGATAAATTTTTTTCCTCGCCGTCAGTCTCAACCACAACCTCTGGTTCAATGGCAGAATCACTTTCCTGGGATGGCTTATCAGTTTCGTCAGACATAACTGTGTTTGAATAGGATATTTGGAATTTTTTGTGGGTAGGTAGATGCCGCCGCTTGTCCTCGACCCTCCGTTTTCAAATTGAAACCAAAACCGAAAACCCTGCCGGGACTAGTAGTTAGCGCGTATCTCATTGGAATCAGATTACCCCTTGCCCTACCTAACCTATTGATTTCCCTGGCGGCGAGGGAGGCAAGGTTGGTTATTAGTTTTCTATTTCTCGTAAAGTAAATAATGCTTTGTGATTCTGCGGGGTTAGGTGTTGGCATGTAATGATATCACCTACTTGGCTACTTCCTTGACCAAGTTCCACCACTCTACATCTGCAAGCCCTGTCATCTCCTGGAATGCCACAAGTTCCTCCAAGCTATAAACCCGCTTAGTTTTCTCTCTCATTGCTATGCAGTCCCGGCTAACGCCTAGCAGACGGCCCATAGCCTTCTGTGACAAGCCCAAGCGAGCACGTACTAGACGGTATAGGACACCTGCTGATCGTCGCTCCTGGCGTATCCTAGACGCTGTCAGGCCTTGTTTCATTACCTCTTCTGTCATTATTAGTGCGCCCACACTATTACGCTATAAGCTACTGATTCCGTCTCCAACCCATTATTGTTATCTTTCTCCGTTTACAGCGAAACCGTCATAGTGTAACCTGGTCGTACCAAGCAAGTAGTAACCGACTAATCAACCAACAAGGATACACTTATGAACGAAAACATATCTGAAATGCTAGGCACTATCGTTTTGCTAGTTCTAGCCTATCCCTGTCTTGTCCTTTTGTTTGCATTGTAACCGTGTAGACCAGACACGCCCCATGGTTGGGGTGTGCATGGTCGGCATGGTGCCGACTGAACTAGGAGACGCTATGAGATACATCACACTTACTATATTACTCGCCTGTGCGACCACAGCACACGCTCAAACGGCAGCGGAGTATCTTGCTGCAAACGGAGTCGGCAATCTGGCAGGTGCTGCGGGTTTTGGCAATCTTTACTCGAATGAAGTAGTGCCTGTCGCTCCGCCTTTTGGCCCTGCTATTCCTATCCCGCAAGGGCGTTATGCTGGTCCTTGGGGCACTGGTTACAGCGTGGTTACAACGGAAAGGGAGTCTACGGATTGGTTGCGTAAGAGTCTGGGGGATCCCAACCACACGTATAAGCGAACGGTGACTAGCATTTTGCCGAATGACGCATTGGGACAACCAATGCAGGGTCCGAGTCTAAACTTCTTGCCTTAAGAGCGGGAAATACTAGCAGGATAAAAGGGGGTTATTATGCGGTAGGTCAATCCTGCCAACGAAACACGTGTATCATAGGCTGAGTTAGGTCGGCATAGCGGCGCATTGTCGGAGCGTTGTCGTGTAACTGTCGTGCTGCTGTCGTGTTGGTGTCGGCATAGCCTAAGTTAAGAATTTGACCAAAGTGATCTGGTTTTGGAAAAAATTCTGACAACTCGAATCATTTTCAAAATCATTTAGGAACCACCTTGCGATGCCGCTGTATACAGAGTAAGGTGCGTGAAAAGCCTACGGGCTAAAAAAAAGGAGACAATATGAGTAAAGACGTTCTTATCGCACCAAGCGTAATTGAGATGCTTCACGCGCTGCGTAACAGCATAGCAAAAGAATTGACCGATGCAGAGTTTCAACTTTTTGTTGAGATTTGCAAAACAACCGGGCTGAATCCACTGACTAAAGAGATGTGGGCGATCAAGGCGAACGGTCGCCTGCAGTTGATGACTGGAATCAACGGTTTCCTTCGTATTGCCAACAGCCATCCTCAATTTGATGGGATGGAAGTGACTAATGAGTTTGACGGGAAGAACCTAATTGCATGTACGGTCAAAGTTCATCGTAAGGATAGGAAGTACCCAAGCGTTGCGACTGCTTACATGCACGAATATGCCAAACCGTCACCAATCTGGAAGCAGATGCCATCAGTGATGCTTGCCAAGTGTGCGAAGTCATTAGCTATAAGAG